TACCAACAGCATAGAAGCTACACGTACTGAGATGCTTTGCCAGTGGATTAGTAGTGCGGTCAGCCCATGGGCTTACGGCAGTATTGAAGCTTGCAGCGATAGTACATTGGAGATCTCAGTTGGGCCTCAAACCATTATGGCATTTGATATTGCACCCACCAGAAGATCAGGTGCTTTGGTTATGGGTCAAATGAAAGACGGCAAAATAGCCGTTGGACTTGCACAACTTTGGTATAGCGATATAGCAATAGATGAAATGAAAATGGCAAGCGATATAAATGATTGGGCACGAAAGTATCATCCGAACACAATCTGTTTTGACAAATACGCCACCCAGACAGTTGCAACTAAATTGGAATTATCGGGTTGGCGCATCCAAGATATATCAGGACAAAGCTTTTACCAGGCTTGCTCGGATCTTGCAAACGCCCTGGCACAAGGCACAATGGTTCATAGTGGGCAACCAGATTTAGTACAACATCTAAATAATTGTGCAGCGAAAACCAGTGATTTTGGTTTCAGGATTATCAGACGCAAATCTAGTGGAGAAGTTACAGCTGCAATATCTTTGGCTATGGTAGTTAGCCAATTAACCAGGCCTCAACAAACTCCACAAATCTTTGTCTAATTTGCACTAATTGTTCGACTTATGGTATAAAATACCTATATGGGTCTATTGTCCGCTTTGGGTATAAATCGCACTGATAAAACAGTCCAAGCACAATACGCCCCTGCCGTTATGTTGGATTCTTATGGATTCAATACAGTAGGTGTGCCGTTTGGGTATGGCCCAATGGATCGTGCGCTAGCATGTCAAGTGCCAGCAGTCAATCGTTGCGCTAATTTAATCAAGGGTGTCATAAGTTATTTACCTTTAGAGCTTTACAAAAAATCTACAGGTGAAGAATTAGGTAAACCTGTTTGGCTTGAACAGCCAGATATTAGACAACCAAGATCCGTCACAATTAGCGCAACTGTTGATTCACTTATATTCTACGGCCAAGCATTCTGGAGAATTACAGAAGTTTATGCCGATGATTTACGCCCTGCTAGATTTGAATGGGTTGCTAACACAAGAGTTAATGCACAAACAAACGCCAAAGGCACAGAGATCCTGTATTACACAGTTGATGGCGAAAAAGTACCGATGGTTGGCGTTGGATCATTAGTTACATTCCAAGGATTAACACAAGGCATATTGCAAACATCTGGTCGCACAATCCAAGCAGCTTTAGATGTTGAGAAGGCCGCTGCCGTTGCAGCAGCTACTCCAATGGCATCTGGTTATCTTAAAAACACTGGTGCAGATATGCCAGAGTCATCTGTCCAAGCATTATTAGCTGCCTGGAAAACTGCACGTCAAAATAAATCAACTGCATATTTAACTAGCACATTATCCTATGAAACTGTTGGATTTAGCCCTAAAGATATGATGTATAACGAAGCATCACAATATCTTGCAACACAAATTGCACGTGCAATGAATGTACCTGCATACATGATTAGCGCTGATATGAATAATTCAATGACTTACCAGAATATTATTGATGGCCGTAAAGAGTTTGTTGCATATTCACTACAACCATACATTTGTGCTATTGAGGATCGCCTGAGCATGAATGACATTACTGCTAACGGCAATATAGTTCGATTTAATATTGAGGAATCATTCTTGCGTGCCGATACTATGGCAAGACTTGATGCAATCGAGAAGATGTTAAATCTAGGTTTAATAGACGTAGATCAAGCAAAAGAAATGGAAGATATGACACCAGACGGAAATGAGAGCGGTAATGATACTTACATTCAGTAGTGCAGTAGAGGCATCTGACAGCGAGCGCAGAATCATCGCTGGCAAAATCGTGCCATTTGGAGAAATTGGCAACACATCCGCTGGCCCTGTTGTATTTCAAAAAGGATCAATTAAAATTGGAGATCCAGGCAAGATCAAGATGTTAATGCAACATAAAGCTGACAAACCAATCGGTAGAATGCAAAAATTTCAAGAATCAGAAGATGGCATTTACGCTCAATTCAAAGTAAGTGCAAGCATGCAAGGCCAAGATGCTTTGATTCTTGCATCTGAGCAGTTAGTAGATGGCCTATCTGTTGGTGTTGAGGTTTTATCATCAAAGACTACAAAAAATTATATTGAGGTAACTTCAGCTGTATTAAAAGAGGTTAGCCTGGTAGAGACACCAGCATTTGCAAATGCAAACGTTCACAAAGTTGCTGCAAGCGAAAGCGAAGCAGAGGACACAAATCAACCAAAAGAAAGCGAGGCTCCTGTGGAAGATTTAGCAACAGCGCCACAAGAAGCAAAGGCAGAGGCTGCTACTCCTACAGTAGAAGCTGCTCGCCCAACAATTACAGCGATGGTGTACACAACACCTCGTTCACCAATCAATTCAAAGGCATCATACCTAGAGCATTCAATCAAAGCCAAACTAGGCAACCATGATTCAGCCGAGTGGGTAATGCATGCAGAAGCACAAGCTGCACAAACATTAACTGCCGCAGATGATAGCTTCACAACTAACCCTGCGTTCAAGCCAGTTCAATACGTATCAACAGTTGTAGATACTTTAATTGGCGCACGCCCTGCAATCGATGCAATCGGTTCACGTGCTTTGGGTGCATCTGGAATGACAATTTCAGTACCAAAGATCACAACTTCAGGTACAGTTGCAGAGACCGATGAGGCTGCTGCACCATCTGAGACAGGTATCGTATCTTCATACGTAAACCTAACTGTTAAGAAATACGCTGGATTACAACGCTACTCAGTAGAATTGCTAGAGCGTTCAGACCCATCATTCTTCCAGGCTATGTTGGATAACATGCAACGTGCATACAACAAGGCAACCGATGCAGCAGTAATTGCAGCATTAACAGCAGGCGGTACACAAGGAACAGCAGTAGCAGCAACATCTGCTGGAATTATTTCTTACGTATCAACTGAAGCACCAGCTGCATATCTTGCAACAGGTGAATTAGCAACTAAGTACATCGCTGGTACATCACAGTGGTCATTACTACTTGGTGCAACCGATTCAACAGGTCGCCCAATTTACAATGCTGCTAATCCAACGAATAACGCTGGATCTTCAGTACCAACATCTCTACGTGGAAACGTATTAGGTCTAGACCTATACGTAGATCCAAACGCAGTTGCAACTACAATCGATGAGTCCGCATTCATCGTTGTACCTTCATCTGTATCAATCTATGAATCACCAACTCTACGCCTAAGCACAAATATCCCAACTTCAGGCGAGATCGAGACTGCATTATATGGCTACATGGCTGTTGGTGTATTGGTCGCTGGTGGAGTAAGACGCTTCAACCTAACCTAATAAGTTAGTTAATTAGTCATCCCTCAGGGTTTAGTAGCCCTAGCCCTGGGGGAGCTTTTAAGAGAGGAATACAATGGCAGCCACATACGTAACCAAAGCCGAGTTGCGCAGCAATCTTGGTATTGGCTCTTTGTATTCTGATGCAACAGTCGAAGAAGTTTGCCAAGCATCCCAAGATTTACTTAATCAATATTTATGGTTCAATTCAGCACCAGTTGTAGGTGCAAGCCTTACAAATAACGTGGCTACTTTAGTTTTAGCAAACCCAGGCATATTTGTAGTTGGTCAAACAATAAGTGTAGAAGGTTGTGGCCATCCTTATGGTGGATCACAAGTAATTACAGGCGCATGGCCAGGCACAACAGTGCCAGTATCAATAGCAACAGCATTTTGGAGTTCATACGCATTTAGTAGTTTTCCAACAGGTTATTCAATAATTCAATTTGCAGAAGTACACGCAAACGATCCATTCCATCGCATAATTCCTAGTGGTAAGGCATCTGGCCAAGACACTAAAGAAGCAGATTACAGTGCGGTACCCGCAATCAGAGAAGCAGCTATGATCCTGGCTGTTGATATTTGGCAAGCACGACAAGTGAGCCAAACTGGTGGGGTAGGCATGGATGGGATCAGTGCAAGCCCATATCGGATGGGTTATCAGCTGATAAACAGAGTGCGTGGTCTCATCCAGCCATATTCTGATCCTAACTCACTGGTCGGCTAATGACAGCAGCAATAACCACATTACGTGGCACACTAGCGACAGACCTAGCCAATGCGGGCGTGTGGTCTACCTTTGCATATCCACCTGCAACATTACTTGCCAACAGCGTGGTTATTACTCCTAGCGATCCTTATATTGTGCCTAACAATAACGATCAAATATCTATAGCACCTTTAGCCAATTTCAAAGTTTTAATTACAGCACCTGCATTTGATAACCAGGGAAACCTTGCAGGCATGGAAGATTTTATTGTGGCAGTAGTAACTAAATTAGCAGCATCATCCCTAGTGCTAAATATATCAAGTGTCTCCGCTCCAGCTATAACTAACGCAGCTAGTGGAGATTTATTAACATCAGAAATAACAGTATCAATCCTAACGAGCTGGAGTTAAAATGAGTACACAAGCAGAAGACTTAGCCTTCTTAATCAAGACAGGCCAAATTAAAGAAGCACCAAAACCAACTGCACAAACAAAGAAAGACGAGGAATAACACTTGGCAATCTATCTAAACAATAACGTAGGTGTTAAGTTGGCTACTAATGCTGCCAAGACCACACCTTCAGTAGACATCAGTTCATACGTAACTGGCGTAACAATCAACCAGGTAGTAGATGAGCTAGAAGTAACAGCTATGGGCGATACAGCACATAAGTTTGTGGCTGGCCTACAATCTGGCACATTTACTATTGATTTTCTAAATGACTGGGCAGCAAGCCAAGTTATGCAGACCCTTAACGATGCCTTTGGTCAGACCTTGTC